GTTTCACGAAGATCTCAGCGTAGAATTCGCCACGATCAACAGCATCAGGTGGGTTGTTGGTTTCATCGCACTTGACGAGGAAGTCAGTTACACCACGACGACCTTGGACATCACGGAGGTAAGGCTCAACGATGTTGATGAAGAGATTTCTTTGTGCTTCATCGTTTTGCTCGAAGAGTTGAGTCTTCGCTGCTTCACCGATAACTCTCTCGATAACGAGGAAGAGACGGCGGACGTTAATACGATCGAATGCAGAAGCGAAACCTTGTGCAGTTTTATCACCAAAGAGGACGATGCCCTGACCAGGGAAGGATACGACAGGATTAACGCGAGCAGAATAGAGTGTGTCACGTTGAGTCTTAGTGGGAGTATATGCAAGTTTGATTGCATTTCTCAAAACACCACGAGAGAAACCTGCGGGGGAATACCAAGGCTCTGCAGTCTCAGCAGTTTGTAAGCAAAGACCTGCAATGTCACCATTGCAAGGGACATAACGATAAACATCATTATACTTGTCATAGATATACTTATAACCCGAATCGAATACTGCGTAAGAAGAAGATCCGATTTGATCAAAGTAGTTTACGATGTTATTGGTAACAGTTTGAGGATCAGTGATACCGATGACATCCGATCTCTTAGGCGAGAAGAATGCTAGGCAATCACGACGCTCTTCAACAATATTGAGAAGGGTGGATGCTTTTGCGATAGCAGCAGCATCATCTGCACCAGCAGGACCAGACAGAATGAAATCAATGGTTTGAGACTCAGGATCCTCTACCAACTCATATGCAGTTGCGAGTGCAGTGTTGGTAACACTATAAGCACCACCGACGTTGCTGTATGTTACACCACTAGCAAGTCTATAGTAAAATGTTGAATTGTTTACAGATCCAACAGTAATCGCACCAGAAGGATATCCAGTTGTGCCAGCAGCAGAGCGAAGAAGATTGAAGCGACGATTGAGTGTGGAAGCACCCCAATCACCATCGCTTGCAGTAGCATTACCAGTGAATGCTGCTGTTTCGTGAGATCCCCAGTAGAGATATCTGGATTTCTGCTTGATTACTTCCTTGTAGTAGTTAACTTCACCAACAGAAGTCTTGGCATCAGTGCCCTTAGAAACACCAATGAAACGCTCAAGGACTGCACCAGGAGTGCCAGTGATCTTACCATCAACATCAACAACCAGGACGTGCAATTCGTCATTAGATCCGCCTACGCCATTAGCATAAAGAGAAGTGCCAGGACGAGGAGCAACGTTGATCCACTTAGAACCAGGAAGATATTCGCGCTCGGCATACTCGCCGCGAGCAGAAGCTACGGCAACTGCAGTCGAGTTGGTGTCTAAGATCGAATCGGTAGCAGCAAATGCAATGCTCGAAGCATTTAAACCAACATAGAGAAGACGCTCAATGCCAGATGCAGCAATTGCTGCACTGTTAGTGCCTTGAGTTACTGTTTGACCATCAGCAATAATACCAGTAACGCCGCCTGCAGGAAGTGCAATTTCAAGTTTCTTATTTGCAGAATCCCATGCAAGGACATCAACAGCTTCGTTAGATCCACCGATGTTGATCGTGGTCGATTGACCAGGAGTGAATGATCCAACAACAGATGTTACAGTGAGACGAAGACCATACTTGTAAACTTTACCAGCAGCGCCAGATGTAGCAGAAAGTGCTTCGTCGGCAACAAACTCATGCTCGTTACCTGCGCTAGGAGCGGGGAGAGACAGAATTTGATCTGGACCAGCATCAGTTACAAATACACCAATGGAGTTACCCAGAGTGCCAGGAGTGCGGGATGCCCATTCCCAAGTATTAGAATTGCTACCTTCGTAAGTTGTTTCGTAATCCTGAAGGTTTTTGATGAGGACTGCGCTGCCAGTATTGACCGCATTCTTCAGTGCAGAGTCAGAAACACGAATGGTCTTGAGGACACCGCCGTAAGAAATAAACTGTGCTGCAGTAAACCAAAACTCATAGTTGTATTCGTCGGGCTCACCGAAAGTATTTACCAATTGCCTTTCAGTAGCAACGTCTACAATTTCTTCAACAGGACCCTGCGAAAATGGTGCCGCCAATACACCGACATTTAATCCAACTGGGCTAGTTACCGTAGTAAGGTCTCTCTCCTGGATAACTACACCTGGCGATAGCTGATTTGATGCACTCATGTTTATAACTCCTAGAAAAC